GCTTTGGAATACTAAAGAGCAAGGAAATATGGACATAGCACGTCAAATTAAAGCTCGGAAACGATTTTACTTAAACGCGGTAGAGCGTGAGACGGGTGATGTCAAAATCCTTTCAGTAGGTATTAAATTATTCAGCAAGATTCTAGATTGTTTCTTTGACGATGATTATGGGGACATTACAGATTTGAAAAACGGTAATGACTTTAAAATTGTTAAAGATAAATCAGGAGAATGGCCAAATTATGATAAATCATCTCCTAAGCCTGGTAAAAGTGAAGCAGG